CCTCCCCCGCCTCCGCCTCCGCCTCCGAAGACGGTCATTCAGCTCAAGGGGAATCTGTCTCCGCAGCAGGCCGCGGCATATGCGCCGGCTGGTGGTGGCCCGAATCCCACGGGAAACAACACGCCGAACCCGAATCCAGCTCGGGCGGCCCCAGGTGCGGGTGGCGTAGTCGGCTTGCGGCCGGGCCCACAGGTGGGCGCACCAGCGGGTCCGGTGAACCAGCAAGCATAGTTCCCGGGCACTATTGCGCCGAGCAGCCAGCGTCGATAATATGTAAACTGCCTTTCGGGTCATACCAAGAATTTGAGGACAAAACATGGCCGGTGCTTCTCATAGTGGCAAGATCAAGCCGGGCGGGCTCGTCAGTGACTCGCCGTCAGGCACAACGTTCACTCGTGGAGGTACTCATGCGCCAGAGCTGCGCAGGGGTTCCAACACGACTTCGAAGGGCAAGATCGCCTCGAATGGCGTCGTGGGTGATTCCCCTCGCGGCACAACCTTTCCGAGCGCGGGTAAGGAACCCTTCGATACGCCCAACGCCGACAAGACACCTAGGTCGACCAAAGTGATCTCGTCCGGTACCAAAGAGGCGTTCGTGCCGAAAGGCAAGGGGCTCGATTACGGCGACGAAGGCGGCATGGAACAGGCCGTCAAAAATCCCCCGGTTAAGAAGCGGTAATATGACCAACGCCACCTACCCCAAGAACGGGCACCACACACAAGAAGAGCAGTCCCCCGGATCGAAGTTGCTCAAACACGAGCATCTTCGTCCCGGGCAAGCTGCCGATATTGGGGAAGCCCCGCCGATGCGGATCTACTCGCGCGACTATAGCAAGGTAGACCCGGATGGTGACCAACAGGACGACACGCTGTCGCCTTTCCTGGGGAACCCGCTGGGCTGGTAATGTCACGAGCTGATGTGAAAGCGGCGCTCCATGCGCTGCAAGGAAGCGCTGGCTTTCGCCAATATGTCAATACATTAGAGAGCGAATTGGCTGACGTTATGACCCGGATCATACTGCCCGAGAGTCGAGAGATCCGCGACGAGCTTTGCGCAGAGGCTCGCGTCTATCGCGAACTTCTCCAGGGCATCACCAACAACACAAACATGAGATAGAACATGCCCCAGAGTCACGTTCCCCAGGCGATGCGCAAGCAGGTGAAGGAAGCTAACCGGATGGCAGCGGCGCTCGCTGCTGGTCAAGATCCATTTCAGGGTAAAGGACCGCCGGCCGCCGCGCCCTCGCCACCCGCTCAGCCGGCTCCAGGCCCCACGATTCAGCCCGTACCCGAATTCGCTGTTGTCGGCGAAGAGATCCCTCCGGGGTTCGTCCCCGTCGATCTGACTCGTGGAGATCCGCGAGCCCAGCCCCCTGCCGCGGCGCCGGCCGTCCAGCCCGCTGCCGCGCCCCAGCCGCCGACAAATCCAAGTTCGCGATGGGTGCCTGCTTCTCAGGGTAATCAGCCTGCACAGCCGCCCCAGGCGCGTCCTGCCGCTGCTGCGGTTCCGGCCAATATGCCGCCTCCGGGTGCTCAGCCCGCTGCCACGGCTCCTGCGGAAGATCCCCGCTACCGAGTTCTTCAGGGCAAATACAACACCGAGACTCGCGAGTTGCGCGGTCAGGTTCAGGAGCTGATAGCAATGAATCGGCAGCTCTTGGCTGCGGTGCAAGCTCGACCGGCTGCCGCACCCCCTACTCCTCCAACTCCGAGGACCACGCGTGAACGCGCCATTGCGGCGGGGTTCACGGAAAAAGAGATCGATGAGTTTGGCGAGGATCTGGTCAATATGATGCTGCGCACGGCGGAAAATATCGCTGGCCCGCAGGTTGCGCAACTCCGTCAGGAGAATGCGCGCCTTGCCAGCACTGTCCAGACAACCGTCCAGCATGTGACGCGCAGCGCCGCTGATCGGTTCTGGGATGACCTTGCGGATATGGTGCCTGAGTGGGCGGAGATCAACGCAAGCCAGGAGTGGCTTGACTGGCTCCAGCAGCCCGACGTATTCTCTGGGCGCACCCGTAATGATGGGTTGCAGAGCGCATTCGCAGAACACAACGCTCGTCGCGTTGCTGGTATCTTCGAGGCGTTCAAGGCGGAAGACGCACGTGCTCGATCAACTGCACCGGGCTCCCATGTGGACCCTGCAACACTGATCGCTCCAGGCCAACCAGCCGGCACGCCAGCTCCAGCCGGCAATGATGCTGCGGCGACACGAATCTGGACCGAAGAAGAAGTACGCCAGTTCTACTCCGCAGTGCGACGCGGCCATATCAAGGGCGAGCGCAAAGCCCAGATGGAAGCCGAGATCAACGAGGCTCTTCGTTCAGGCCGAATTCGACCGGAACACAACGACGCCTACTTGATCAACAGCCGGTAGAAGGCTGACGAGCGACAAAACAACAAGAGCGGCTTAAGCCGCTAGGAGCACGTACATGTCTACGGTTTATCCAGTCTCGGGCTCGCCCTATCTTGGCGCGAGCGCGAATCCGGCCTACTCGGGAATTTTCATCCCGACGATCTGGTCGGGCAAGTTCGTCGAGAAGTTCTACGACGCCACCGTGTTGGGCGCGATTGCGACGACCGACTACGAGGGTGAGATCCGCAACTTCGGCGATACGGTTAATATCCGTACCCATCCGACGATCACGATTTCCGCGTATCAGGCGGATCAGGCGCTGAACGTACAGCGTCCGTCCAGCCCGCTCGTGACTCTGCAGATCAACCAGGGTGCCTACTTCAACACGGTGCTTGACGATGTGATGCAGATTCAGGCAGACGTGGATCTTCTGAGCAACTGGGCGGACAACGCCTCGGAGCAGATGAAGGTATACGTCGATACTCAGATCCTTCAGGTTACCTCGATCGGTAACAGTGTCGATGGCGCGGCGCGAGTCGTGGTCACCAGCCCTGCGCAGTCCGGTAACATGGCCTATCCGGCTGGTCGCCTATCGGCGTCAATCAACCTGGGTGCTTCGACCAACAGTACGATCTTCGTCGGCTCCAGCAAGTACTACGGTGCTCCGCTGTGGCTGGGTCGCGCGGCTGGTACGTCTACCACGGGTACGCCGTATGGTCTCTCCACGGTTCCGGCTGGCGGTGGCTTCACCTCCGCGTCGGCTCGCGCGATTCTCGACTTCATCATCGACTGCGGTCTGGTGTTGGACGAGCAGCGCGTGCCGGAGACGGGTCGATGGATCGTGCTGCCTGCCTGGGCAGCTGCGATGGTCAAGCGGTCTGCCTTCCAGCAGGCTTACCTGACCGGCGACGCTGTGTCTATCGCTCGCAATGGTCGGCTCGGCATGATCGACCGCTTCACGGTCTACGTGTCGAATCTGCTGCCGATCGGTACTGGAGCCGGTGCGGGTACCGCTGGCGCGACCAGCACGGCGGCGGCAGGTCTCGCGACTTCGCTGGCGACCGGGGAGTATGGCGTGTACTTCGGTCACTCGCTGGGCCTGACTTTCGCATCTCAGATGACGAAGGTTGAGACCCTGCGTTCCGAGAGCACGTTCGGTACCCTTATGCGCGGTCTGCAGGTGTGGGGCTTCCAAGTGATCAACCCGACGCTGGTTGGTTATGCGGTAGTCAGCAATTCCGGCCAGTAAGCCGTAACTTCCCCCTGACGGGGAATCTCAGGGGGTCGGTAGCAATGCCGGCCCCCTTTGTTTTAGGGGCACCGAATGGCCAGTACAGCGACGAAGACGCTCGATGATGCGGTCAACGAGATCCGCATGTTGATTAATGACAACGACCCGGATGGTTACCGCTTCACGACGGCGCAAGTGCTTGAGAAGCTCAACACAGCGTTGCGTGAGGTATACCGCTATCGGCCCGACGCCTATGTGGGAAACTTCCAACAGGGCATCTTGTCGGTAAATTCGCCGATGACCTTCGTTGCATCGGATCTCGGGCTCAATCCGGCGACCGCGTTTCCATTGGATGACCGACTGTTTTTTGGACCAGTCGTCTTCTACGTTGTAGGCATGCTCGATCTCACTGACGATGAGTTTGCTGATGACAATCGTGCTATGACGGTGTTGCAAGCGTTCCGAAACCAGCTCATTGGCCCAGGAGGTTGAGCCATGGCGATTGTCACACTTGACGGCGGCCAAAGCTCAGCGGCTCTTGCTGGTCAGGGCACGACGTTCATACAACAGAAGATCCAGGGTGAGTTCCCTGCCGCGCCAGATCCGGTGATTGCGTCGAAGCTGTCGGACACTATTCGCGACTTCTATACGACTACGGGTGCATGGCGCGAGGTGATTGGTCCTTACAACATCTCGGCCAATGCGCTTAACATAGATATTAACCCGGTTGATCAGTATTCGCAGTTTCAATACGTGCTCGGTGCGTGGCTTTTCGCTCCCACGGGTAGCGTTGGTACGAGTGTGCTAGGAGCGTGTCAGGCTTACCCGATGATTCCGCTACCGCGGCGCGCGTTCGGGCTGCAGTTCTCGACTCCAGGCCCGTATCCATTGTGGTACTGGATGGAGACGCCGAGTCGGATGTGGCTGTATCAGCCACCGCAGGCCGCGCTTGGTCAGGTATTGTGGATCTACGGCATACTAGTCCCCCTGGTGAATACACCCGTCCTGCCTCCCATCGCTGTAACACACCATCTCGATGCCTTGATGTCAGGCACAATTGAGCGGTTGTGTCGCATGCCGAAGAAGCCTTGGAGTGATAAGGATGCTGCCATGGAGCACGCCCGTATCTACAAGAAGGAGTCGCGCAAGGCCCGTGATCTTGCGAACCGAAGCTATGGTAATGCGACCGCACCATGGCGGTTCCCGGCATTCGCCGGCACCAACAACGCGCAGGGCACCGCTCAGATAGGAATTTTCGGGTGAGTACTTTCCGGTATTACAATGCCTCGGTCGCGTTCGGGACCAAGCAGATCAACTGGCTTACTGACAATATCGGTGCTCTGTTGGTTGGAGCTGCGTATTCTCCATCGCAGGCTCATGACCAGTTCGTGTCAGACATTCCGTCGCAAGCGATCATCGCGCGCAGCGGCCAGATGACTTCCATGGCGATAGTCAACGGTGTCTGCCAGGGCCTGATTCCTCAGTTTGGATCGCTCGTTGCAACCCAGCCGGTGACGGCGTTAGTGCTATACCAGAATACGACGCTTGATAGTTCGTCGAGGCTGATATATTTCTCAGATGAAGGCTTTGGCTTCCCGTTTTTGCCGCAGGGATTGAACTACTTCGTGACATATGATCAAGCCAATGGCGGGTGGTTTGAGCTATGACATGGGGCGGCATCGAACGATTCGACAGCAACACTGGTCAGTTTACAAGCGGCCGGTTCAATGGTAGTTCTGTTACTGGCACTCTCACCATTGGGAGCGGTGTTGGTACGTACGGTGCTACTGGCGCGTCTTCGACGTTCTTCTATATCGATGCATCGGGCGGTGACCCGGCGAATGGTACTTACGTTGCGCTTGATCTCGACTCGTTCACGGCTCCAGTGGGTGCGACGTTTCTGGGATACAATCCCTGCTTTATCAAGGACGCCAACAATATCCTGATGGCTGAGTCAGGACCAGTCGTCGGCGGCCCGGCAAATACTTACAGCTATCGTATCAACACTTTCATTGGTGGCACTCGAACGATTTGGGGGAGTGTCGTCACGCTGACGCAGACACCTCCATATCGTACGGCGATATCGATAGAGGCAAAAACACTGTGCTTCTACACATACAATGCAGGTGTGTGGACGAAGCAAATTTCGATCGACGTAAGCAGTGTGATCGACTTGACGGTGCCGGCCAACCTAGTGGGGTATCGACCCGGGTTTGCGCCGTGGTGCGATGCTGCTAATCCCACACTCGTATACGACAATCTACAATGGGGTCCAATCGCGGATCTGGCCAACAGCCAGTTT